CGCTAGACGGCGCGCAAGCGATAGATTGTCACGCTGTTTTTCCCAGGGGTCGCAAGTTATTTAAACGCAAGGACTTACGGCGGGGGTCACAAGTTAAGAAATATAAAGGATTTACGATCGAACCCTATTTTAAAACAGACCTCGGATCCCTCTATTGCGGGGACACCCTGGAGATCGCCGGGGATCTCCCCGGGGCGGACCTGATCCTGACCGACCCGCCCTATTCGTCCGGCGGGATGTTCCGCGGGGATCGGTCCCAGGCGCCCTCCGTCAAATATGTCTATAGTGACAGCCTTATGACCTGCTGGGACGAATTCCTGGGGGACAACCGGGACCAGCGGTCCTTCCTGGCCTGGGCGATGTTATGGCTGACCCGCCTTCACGACGCCGCGAACCCCGGCGCGGTGCTGATCTGTTTCACCGACTGGCGGCAACTCCCGACGATGTCCGACGCGATACAAGGCGGCGGATGGATCTGGCGGAACATCGTGACCTGGCACAAGCCCGGGGTCCGGATGCAGAAGGGACGATTTTCGTCGTCCGCGGAATATATGCTTTATGGGTCGAAGGGACTCCCGAACGAAGGGAAGGGGACCCTGAAGAACGTCCTGGAATTCCTCCCGGTCAAGGGGGAAAAGAAAAACCATATAGCGGAAAAGCCCCTGGACCTGATCCGCCACCTGGCCCTGATCTGTAAACCGGACGGTGTCATCCTGGACCCGTTCGCCGGATCCGGGACCCTGGGGGTCGCCTGTGAAACCATCGGCCAGAAATGGATCTGCGTCGAAAAGTCGGAGAAGATCTGCGAAGTCGCCGCCCGGCGAATCGAACGGGAAGCGGCCCAGGTCAAAATGTTTTAATGGCGGAACGACCGAATGGCCTGGCTAATGATTCCAGAATGCGGGGACTTCACACTGATGGGACGACTGTATGGCTGAGACCCAGGGACAATTCGGATTCGCGGATCTCAAGAGCAAGTCCGCCCGTCTGGGTCACTTCCAGGACGCCGCCCGGGACCGCCAACGCCGGCGCCGCGCCCGGGATCGGGATATCAAGTTGGCCCCGATCGTCGATCCGGCCCGGCGGGGACGCTGTAAAAACAGACCTCAGATATTCGCGAACACCTATTTCCCTGACCTGTTCTATAATCCCTTCACCCCCGACCAGCGGACGATGTTCAAGGTTATTAAGGACCGTCTGATCTATGGCGGATTGCAAGCCCTCGCCGCGGCCCGGGGCGATGGGAAAACGACGATCATCGAAGTCGCGACCCTCTGGGCGATCGCCTACGGCCATATCCGTTACGCGGTTATCCTGGGACCCAACGCCGGCCACGCGAAAAACATCCTGGAAGACCTGAAGGACCTGATGGAATTCTCCGACCTGTTCGCCCAGGATTTCCCGGAGATATCGACCCCGATCCGGGCGCTGGAAGGTCGGCCGCAGAACGCCAATTTCCAGACGGTCAACGGGACCCGGACCCGGATCGTCTGGTCGAAGGAAATGGTCCGCCTCCCGGATATCGAAGGATCGCCCTCCCGCGGGGCGATGGTCGTCACCCGCGGGGTCGAATCGTCGATCCGCGGCCTGGTCCAGCGGGGGATCCGCCCCGACCTGGTCCTGATCGACGACCTGGAAACAACACAGTCGGCCGGGTCCCAGGCGGAAATCAATTCCCGCCGGGACGTCGTCAACCAGGACGTCCTGGGACTGGCCGGCCCTGGGAAGACCCTCCGGGCGGCCTACCTCTGCACGATCGCAAAGCGGGGATGCCTGGCGGACGAACTGACCGACCGGAACCGGTCCCCCGCCTGGCATGGAATCCGACAGAAATTCCTGATCTCCAAACCAGACCGATCGGACCTCTGGGATAAGTACCAGGAAATCCGGGACGCCGAACGGATCCGGGACCCGGAGTCGAAATGTCGGGAATCCCATGCTTTCTACACGAAACACAAAACCCAGATGAATAAAGGGGCGAAAGTCAACAACCCCCACCGATTCGACGGGGACGAACTGGACGACGGGACCCAGAAGGAAATCAGCGCGATCCAACACGCGATGAACCGTCTGTATGATATGGGCGACGATGCCTTTAATTCTGAATTTCAGAACGACCCCCCGGACGTCGCCGGGACGGAGACCGGCGGGGCGACGGTCTCATCGGTCTGTCAAAAGATAAACCACCTGGAACGCGGGGTCGTCCCGCCCTGGGCGGACAAGCTGACCGCCGGGATCGATGTCGGGTCCGCGGTCCTCCATTGGGTCATCCTGGCCTGGCGGAATCCCGCGATCTCGTCGGTCGTCGACTACGGGACCGAACAGGTCCACCGGCCCCGGGAACGGATCGAAACACCCGGCCAGCGGAAACAGTTACAGGATGCCATATTTTCCGCCCTGTCCGCCTGGTATGAACGGATCGCGACTCCACCGGGGTATTCGCGACCCGGCGGGGGATCCGTCCCCCTGGCGTCCGTCCTGGTCGATTCCGGATGGATGCCGGACGCTATATATCAATTCTGTCGCGGCCGGCGGGAATTCCTCCCGTCCAAGGGATTCGGGTCCCTGACCGGACAGACCCGGTATAAAGCGCCGACCGCGAAAGTCCAACAGGGGCCATCCTGGTATATCTCCCGGCCGGGGAATAAGACGGTCCAACTGATCAATTTCGACGCGGATCACTATAAGAATGAAGTCCACAGCGGATTCATGACCACCGCCGGCCAGCCGGGATCGATCGAATTATTCGGATCTGAACCGGTCCACCACAAGACGTTCGGACAACATATCGCCGCGGAAACCTGGACCCGGTCGTTCGTCCCGGGGAAGGGATTCGACGCCCGATTCGTCCTGAACTCCCGGGCGAATCACTACCTGGACGCGATGGCGCTCGCCCGGGTCGCCGGGTCGATCGCCGGTTTCCGGATCCTGGCGGATAAACCAGGACCGACCCCGGGCGGATCCCCGGGACGTAGCCGCGGACCGCGGGAAAAGGTCCGCCTGTCGGACCGGAATAAGCGGAAATGAGAGACCTGAAACCATCCGGAATCCGGTGTCCGGTCTGTCGGTCGGACGATTCGGAAGTCGAACAGACCCTCCAGGTCAACGGACGGGTCCGGCGATATCGACGGTGTAAGAACTGCCTGGCCCGGTTTCGGACGTCGGAAAAGTGGGATCCACCCAGGGACGACAGATATGACTGATTCGGGAACTTGGTCCCCCTGAAAGACTCCGGGAAATAAAATATACTATATATAGTATGATTTTCAGCTGAACGACCCACTATATCTTGTATGCCGGGCGATTGTGTGCCACATATAGAATATGGCAACCGACGCGGAAATCCTGACCGATATCCAGACCGCCATATCTAGAATCGCCCAGCGCGGCGGTCTGACCAGGATGACGATCAACGGCCGATCCTCCGAATATGACCTGGCCGGCCTGGAATCCCTGCTGGCCAGATTCGAAAAAAAGGTCGCGTCGACCGGGGCGGTCGTCCCGATCCAACAACACCGGATCCAGAAGGGGGGGGGATTATGATCCGCCGGATCCGGAACCTATTCACCCGATCCGGGCGGAAATCCGCCCGACGCCCCGATCCCGCCTGGAACCCGGCGACCTACTGGAAGTCCCGATATTTCGAAGCGGCGAAGGAAACCCGCCATAATGCGAAATACTGGTCGAACGCCGGGAACCAGGACCCCGATTCCACCGTCGAACGCGATCTGGTGAAACTCCGGAACCGCGCCCGCCATGTCACCCGAAATTCGTCCTATGCAAAAGGGATGATGGAAACACTCGCCCAGGACGTCGTCGGGGTCGGTCCGACCCTGAACGTCGACACCGAAACTTCCGCCGATATGGAAATCGAAACGGATTTCCGGACCTGGTCCCGATCCTGCGATATCCAGGGAAGGCAAGATCTCGCGTCCCTATTACAAGGGGCGGTCCGCGGACTGGTAGAGACCGGGGAAGCGCTGTTCGTCCTGGGTCGCGGGGACTCAGCGGGGGGATCGACCCTTAAAATCCAGGCAGTCGAACCGGACCGCCTGGCGTCCCCCTGGGAACTCTACAACGACCCGTCCGTCGATATGGGGGTCGAGAAGGATTCCAGCGGTCGCGTCGTCGCCTATTGGATCAACGATAAACACCCTGGCGATACGACCTCAATCGTCGGCGGTCTTACCCATGATAATTTCACCCGGGTCCCGGCCGACCAGGTCGTCCACCTATATCGCTTGGACCGTCCCGGTCAATCCCGCGGGATCCCCTGGATCGCCCCGGCCCTGGACCTATTCGCCCACCAGCACCGATTCACCCACGCGACCGTCCTGGCCGCCGAAACCGCCGCGGCAATGTCCGCGGTCCTGGAATCCGATATCGGCCTGGGATCCCCCTCCGATCCGGACGACCTGGACAACTACGAAATAGAGTATGATACCCTTGTCACCCTCCCGGCGGGGTATAAGGTCTCGCAACTGAAAGCGGAACACCCCGCGACAACTTTTGAAATGTTTACCAAAATGGTACTCTCCGAAATGGCCCGATGCCTTAATATGCCCTTAAACGTCGCCGCGGCGAATTCCTCCAACCACAATTTCGCCTCGGGTCGCCTGGATCATCAAATTTATTATAAGTTTTGCGGGGTCGTCCGGCAGTTAATCGAAACGGTCGCCCTCCGCCCGATCTTTATAAATTGGTTTACCGAACGACAACTCGGGTCCCCGGGTCGTCGGATCCTCCGGCCGATCGACCCGGTCTGGTATTGGCCCGGACCGGCGGTCGCGATTGACCCGGTCAAGGAAGCGCAAGCGAACCTGATCTCGATCCAGTCGGGGATCCTGTCGAAGTCGGAGATCTGCGCCCGGGACGGCCGGTCCTATGAATCGACCGCCCGGAAGATCGCAAAAGACAACGAATTGGACGAAGAATTAGGGATCACCCCCGAACCTGCCGAACCCCCCGAAGGACTAGACGATGACACGGAAGAAAACGACGACAGCCCAGAAAACGCAACAACCGCCGCTTGACGGATCCTATGAACGCGCCGCGACCGTCGTCCCCAAAACGGCAAACGCGGACCAGCGCAAAGTCCAGGCGGTCGTCGCGACCGAAACCCCGGTCCTTATGTTTGATTGGGACCGGATGGACTACGTCGACGAAATCCTATTGTCGGACGGGGTCCAACTGCCGGACCAGGTCCCCCTGGTCGATACCCACCGTGTCGGATCGGTTCAGGACGTATTAGGGTCCTCCCGGGAATTCTCCGTCGACGCCCAAGGGCGGATCCTGGCCTGGAACTATTTCGCGGACACCGAATCGGCCCGGGACGCCTGGGAACTCGTTTCCGGGGGATATGTCACCGACAATTCCGTCCGCTACCGCGTGAACGACCGAAAATCCATTTTCATCGACCCCGGGAAATCCCGAAAGGTCCGGGGCAAAACATACCAGAACAACGGCGACCGCGCCCTGAAACTCTCGACCGAATGGGAACTGGTCCACAATTGTATATGCCCACACGGGGCGGACCAGGCGGCGAAAATGCGAACCCTTGACGAAAGCAAAAAGGAAAGAACTATGTTTACAAAAGAACAACTGGACTATGTCCGGTCCCTGGGACTCTCACCCGAAGACCTGGACGACAACGTGATCCAGGTATTTCTGGATCAACGCACCGCCGCCGAACCGACCCCCGCGGCGGACCCGACCCCCGGACCGGACGCCCTGGAACGGGCGAAAGCGGAAGGAATCGCCGCGGAAAAGAACCGGGTCGAACAGATCCGCGACCTGAACGCCGGGAACCTGGTTCCCGCGGATATCGTCGAACGGGCGATATCGACCGGCCTGAACGTCGACCAAGCCCGACAGTTATTTCTGGAATCGATCCAGGCGAACCGGGTCGAAATCGGCGCCCCGAATGTGATCGCCGGCAACCGGTCGGTAAATGCCCGTCACCTGGAAATTGCGCTTTGTAGTCGCGCCCGGGTCCCCGAAAAGACCCTAATCAGCCGGCACTCCGACCAGGACGTAAATGTCGCCCTGGAAGAATTCCAGGAATTGACCCTCCTAGATGTCTGCCGCGCGTCCCTGCAATTCGAAGGGAAGGTCGTCCCGCGTAATAAACGCGACATGATCCGCGCCGCATTTTCGACCTACACGCTCCCCCAGGCGCTGTCCAATACGGCCAACGTGACGGCGCTGATGGCCTACCAGAACGCCCCGGCCACCTGGCGGAATTGGTGTTCCATCGGGTCGGTCGCCGATTTCAAAGCCCACACGCGCGTCCGCGTAACCGATATGGGCGACCTGGAAACGGTCGAAAACAAGGGGACCTTCACCCACGGATCTGCTCAAGAAGAATACGAGACCATCACGGCCAAGACCCGCGGGAAACTGTTCGCGGTCTCCCGTAACGATATTGTAAACGATAATATTGACGCCCTAGTCCGGACCCCGGCCGCATTCGGCCGCAAAGCGGCGACCAAAATCAGTGACCTAGTCTATACGTCCCTGATGGCGAATGGGAATATGTCGGACGGGATCGCCCTGTTCAACGCCTCCCACAGCAATTTAAATACGTCCGCCGCCCTGACTAAAGACACTCTCGCCGCGGCGATCCAGGGATTCCGGAACCAGACCGACCTGGACGGGGACCCGATCGACGTTTCCCCGTTCGGCCTGCTGGTCCCGCCGAACCTGGAGAACACCGCCCGGTCCCTGCTGGAATCGGACCTCCTGATCATCACCGGGTCGACCAATTCCACGGTCCCCGCTTCGAATGTTCTCCGCGGGACGATGACCCCGATCGTCGAACCGCGTCTCGAGAATTCGAACTTTACCGGGAATTCGACTACGACCTGGTACGTCACCGGCGACCCGTCGCAACACGACACCCTGGAAGTCGCATTTCTGAACGGCCAAGAGAACCCGGTCGTCGAACAGTTCGACATGGATCCGAACACCCTTGGGATCACCTATCGGGTCTACGTCGACGTTGGTGTGGCCCCGATGGACTACCGGACCCTGCAAAAGAACACCGCCTAGAAAGCGGCTAGAAACCCCCTCACCAGGCGGCGGTCAACGATTGACCTCCTTGACTGCCGCCTGGTCTAAATAATCGCGAACTAGCGAAACAGAAACGAAAAACAAAAAGGAATAACAGATGGCAATCGCTGGATCTAAAGAAGCTGAATATCGCTATGGCGGAACCGGGGCGACCTACACCCACACCGCCACGGCCGCGATCGCGGCCGGGGAAGTCCTGCTGGTTAATGGGATCATCATGATCGCCCTGGACGTCGCCGCCGCGTCGGGCGACATCATCGAGATGGCGTTCGACGGGGTCTGGGAAATAACCTGCAATACCGGCGACGATTTCGGGGCCGGGGAAGACGTCTATTGGGACGTTTCCGCCAACGAAATCGTCAACAACGCCGGCGCCGGGACGAACGACCCCCTGATCGGTCACACTATGGAAGACAGCGCCGCCTCGGCGACGTCGGTCCTGGTCCGGATCAACGAACAGATCGTCACGCTTCACGCGTAATCGTAAAGACTAAACCTTCAGTGGGTTTAATCCTTGTCGACCCGGATCGGATCGCGTCCGGTCCGGGTTTTATTATTTAAGGAACTGCCGATGGCGATCCTGTTCGACATTGACCATGAAAACGGCGGGACTACCGGATGGACCGGGGTCGGGACCGGGGTTGTCGCTCATATCGACGCGGCCCTGGCGGGGACGGGTTACGGACTAAAGATCCCGGTTGTATCGTCGACCAACGTCGAAGCGAATAAGACTTTCAGCGGAAGCAATACGAATTTCCGCGCCCGGTGGTATTACGACGCAAGCAACCTGACGATCGGTCTAGGTGAAACCTTTGATTGGATACAACTGAACAAGGGGGGGTCCAACAATGGATATATCCAGATGCGGAACAACGGCGGGGATTTGCAGATACAACCTCGCTTACGCGACAACGACGGGAACTTCCCGACCCCCGGGTTCGTCACGATAGCGAATTCGGGATATTGTGAAATTGACTGTTTTGGCCACCTGACCGCCGCCTATTTCAAGGTCTATATAAACGGGTCTCTAGCCCAGGAAATCACCGGGGAAAATTGGGACCATACCGGCGGCGGGGGGACGGCGCGCTGGCCTTTTGACGACTTTGAAATCGGGGCGGTTTCATCGACCGACGTCGGGACCTCCGGGGATATGTATATCGACCAGGTCGTCGCGAACGACGACGGGTCCGTGATCGGGGAATATATCCCCGGCGGATCCGGCCGGGCGGGACTTGGATCGCGGTCGGGCGGCGGCGCCCGGACCGGCGGCGGCGGACGGGGCGGCGGGGGAGCGCGGACGGCCTAATGGAAACATTTCAGAAGTTATTATGTCATTTCGATTCGGACGTCCAGGACGATTCGGGGAACGAACAGACAATGACCGCGTCGGGATCGGCGGCGATATCGGAAGACCAGGCAAAATTCGGGGACGCCTCCCTGAAAGGGACCGCCGAAGCGGATATCGTCACGGTCCCCGATTCGGCGGACTGGCATTTCGGGGACAATGATTTCACGATCGATTTCTGGTATCGCCGCGGCGCGTCGATGCCGAATCTTATGCTGGCGGGTCAATACGTCGACATCAACAATTATTGGTTCATATACGGGAATTCTGGGGTCGTTGGATTCCTAGTTCGGGAATCGGCCGTAACCCAGATTACCGCACAATCGACGACTATTCCCGCGGCGAACACCTGGACCCATATCGCCGCGACCCGGATCGGGACGGACTGGAAGATCTGGGTCGACGGGGTCGTCGGGGCGACCGCGGCCAGCAAGTCTTACACCGTCCCGAATTTCGCCGCGGACCTGATTATCCGACCCACCGACGATTACGCCGGCGACGCCTATATAGACGAACTCCGGATCCTGAACGGACAGGGATTCTGGAATAACGCATTCAACCCCCCGACGATAGCCTGGGTCGACAACCAGACCTCCAGGCGAATGATCCAGGAACAATCGGTTTTCCTGGACGAATTCGGGGAGGTTATCCAATACGTCCCCGCGTCCGGATCGGCCCGATCGATCAAGGCGATCGTCGACCGGGACCCGCCGGCCCAGGCGGGACCGTCTGGTTTCGGGACGTCGATGACGATCACCGTCGCGAACGACGCGACGATCGGGATCACCCCGCAACAGGCGGACGCCGGCGGGGATTCGATTGATGTCCCGGCCCGGATGGGCGGACCCGTCCAGCGGCGATTATTGAAATTCCACCAGTACCAGGACGACGGATTCGTCGAATTCGCGGTCATGTAATATGGCAAAAGCTCTCACGATCGATGTCAACCAGGCGCAATTCCGGGCGCTGAAAAACACTCTGGCGGGATTCCCCGGCGGACTGGCTCGGGGGATGCCTGCGGCGATCAACAAGACGACCCGGTCGGGGAAAACCAAGGTCGCCCGGGGGATATTCGGTCTGATCAATATGAAATTGGGCGATATCAAAAAAGGGATCGATACCAAGAAAGCGAACCGGAACAAGTGGATCGGGGAAGTGAACCTGATCGATACCAAGCGGATCCCGCTGATCCAATTCGGCGCCCGGCAACTCAAGCGGGGCGGGGTGAAATACAAGATCACCCGCGGCGGGGCGGCCCAGACCATCGGGGACGATGTATTCCCGGTCTTCATTGCCACGGTGAAAAACCATAAAGCGCATTATGACTACGACGGACACGAGGGCGTTTTCCGGACCAAGAAACCCCGGACCGACGCACACCCGCCCGGATGGAAGGACCCGAAGGGGAAACCCTCCAGCGGTCGGAAACTGCTGGAACTCAAGGGACCCTCCCCGGCGGTCGCCTTCCAGGAAGCCCGGCCCGCGATGGTAAAGGTCGAAAGGGAAATGCACCAGGTCTTTATGCGGAACCTGTCGTCCCAGGTCGACCGATTCCTGAAAGAGCCGAAGGGAAAGAATTGACCTATGGCCGATCCATTATTGGAGAATATCGCCGCGAACCTGCTCACCCTGTTAAACGGGGTCACGACCGGCAACGGATACAACCAGACCCTATCGGTCGTCCGGTCGAAGCGGACGGACTGGTCGGACGTCTACGACCGGACCCCGAAGAACGGGAACGGCCTGCTGTACCTGGTCAACCTGGAACGGATGGAAGCGCAAGGGGACGACCTCCAGGAAGATTACACGACGGCCCGATGGACCGCGACATTCAATCTGGAAGTCTATGTGATCGAATCGGACGACGATACTGCCGTCGATACCCTGATCAATCGGGTCATCGGCGACGTCTACAAAAAGATAATGACGGACCCGGATCTGACCGGGAAGACCTGGGACACGGTCGTTTCCGAAGTGACACGGATCACCGGCGGCCCCGAATACTCCGGGGTCCTCTTTACGATCGAAGTCCCGGTCCGTCACGACATAGCGGACCCATATACGCAAGTTTAAACGAATCATAAAGGGATATAGATATGGCACTTTCGGCCCCATTACTCGCAAGAAAAAGAATACTCCGGATCGCGACCGAATCGACCAAGGGGACCGCGGTCACGACGACCGACTACCTCCTGGTATTCGATCTCCAGACCAACGTCGAGTCCACGTTCGCCGAACGGAAAGGCGGCGGGGGATTCCTGGGTCACACCGCCCCGGGGATCGTCGACGGGATCCTGGCGGGGTCCTGTTCCTTCACCGCCGAACTCAAGGGGACCGATTCCGCGGCCCTGAATACGGTCCTGGTCAAGCTGTTAAAAGCTTGCGGGGTCGCCCAGGCGACCCAGGTCTACACCCCGACGTCGGTCCCTGGCACGATGGAGACAGTGACCGTCGACGTATTCGAAGACGGGGTCCAGAAACGCCTACGCGGGGCGATGGGCAACGCGGTCTTTCGCAACGGCGCCGGCGGCCGGGTCCTGATCGATTTCACCTTGACCGGGGTCTGGCAACCCCCCGTCGATACCGCGCTGCCGACCCCGACATTCACCGCGGTCGTCCCGATGCGAACGAACGCCGCGGCCGGCGCTTTCACGATCGATTCGGAGACAATCAAGGTCGCGAATTGGTCTTTCGACCTGGGGAACAACGTGATCCTGCGGCCCGATATCGCGAACCAGGGGGGATCGATCCACGCCCTGATCACCGGCCGGGACCCGGCCTGGACCCTGGACCCCGAATTCGACAAGGTCGCCGGCTACGATTTCTATGGGAAATGGCTCGCCGGGACCACCGCGAATCTATCCCTGTCGATCACGAACGGGACCGACACGGCGACTTTCGCATCGACGAAACTGCAATTCCGGGACCCGTCCCAGGCGGACCGGGACGGGATTCAAACCCTGGACGTCACCGCCCAATGCGTCGCCACCAGCGGCGATGACGAATGGTCACTGACCCTGACCTGATCGTCGTAAATTGGACCGATAGGGTCGATTTACAGCGGATAGCGAACTGAAACGAAAACCGAAAACATAAAGGAATTATTAATGGCCGAACTAGCGAAACTGAGAAAAGGGGACCTGGCGTCCCTGGCCGGGATCCTGGGGATCGACGGGACTGACGGAATGAACAAGGGGGACCTGTCGGACGCGATAAACGCCATGGACCTGTCGGACGACAATCTCCAGGCGGCGATCGACGAACTGAACGCCGACAACGCCCTGGACGACGCCGGGGATCCGGATCCCGATGGGGTCGTTTTGCGGACCGACCCGCGGACCCTGGCCCTGGTCCGGGCGGCATTTCCCGACGCGAAATTCGAAAACGATATCCAGGTCCGGCGCTGCCTGGAAGTCATGACCCCGTCCCAGAAGGAACAGGCACAGAAGAAACTGGCCGCGGCGAACGCGGACTGAAGGAAACCGACATGGCAAAATTTGACGAGAAAAACAAAAAGGCACTTTTGAAAGCCCGTCCGTCGATGGCGGACGCGACCGATGGGGAACTGGCTTTCCTCTGGTCGCAACTCTCCCAGGAGACCCGGGAACAGTACCTGAAAGCGGCCGGGGGGAAGGGAAAGACCAATGGCTAAAGGATCGGCCCCTGGCGATATTCTACCGGTCAAACTGCAGAGTGGCCTGACGGTCGACGCGGTCCGGCTGAACGTCCGCCAATTCCGGGACTTTGTCGCGAAGCTAAACCAGGTCCGGGAATCCGCAGAAGCGGGATCGGTCGGGGTCGACGCGATCGACCAGGCGATCCAGGCGGCGGAAATGGTCGTCCATATCAACGGCCAGGGGGACCCCCTGGACTGGATGACCGCGGAAGACCTTATGGAATTCCTTTTCCAGTACCAGACCGGCCTGGCCGGACCGGATCCCGACGAAAAAAAAGGATCCGGGTCGCCTGCGCAGTCGGATTCGGGGAACTCTGTCGAGACTGCCGCGGCGACTGCAAAGACCTGATCCCGACCGGTCACGACATCGGTTGTAATTACTGCGACGGTGATCCTGGATGCGATATCTGCGGCGGATCGGGGTCCTGGAACCTGTCGACTTGTCCGACTCAATACGGGGCGGATATGGTCGAAATAATCGAATTGGCGACCTTGGCGGAAGAATTCGGGATCTGGCCGGTCCCGGGCGGATCGCTGGACCAGGACGCCTGGTTTTGTCGGGCGATGCCATTTATCGCCGGAGAACGGACACGATGGAAACAGGTCATTACCGAACGGGAAGCGAAGCGGAAATAGGGCAAATGATTTATCCGTAAAACTACGACGTTAAAATGGAGTGTTTCCCTATGGGAAGCGCTGAGTGCTTCCCTATGGGAAGTGCTATATAACAAGATATAAGAGAACAAGAGACAAATTATATATAGGGCGACCCGATGGCTAAACGCCGACTCGATATCATCGTCAAGGGGGAAGACCGGAACGCGACCCGCCTGTTCAAGAGCCTAGACCGCCAGATGGCCATCCTGTCCGGCCGGGTCAAGACCCTGGCGATCGGTTTCGGGGCTTTCCTGGGGGGCCGCGCCCTGATCCGGGGACTGAAAGAAACAACCCGGGAAGTCGACAAACTGGCAAAACAGGCGGAAAAACTTGGCACGACGACGGATGTCCTGTCGGGTCTGGGATTCGTCGCCGGACAGACCGGGGTCGAACTCAATAAAATGACAATGGCGGTCCAGCGGATGACGCGCCGCATGGCGGAAGCCTCCGAAGATGGGGGGGAAGCGAAGAACACGATCGCGGACCTGGGCTTGGACGCCGAAAAGCTGATCGCCCTGGACCTGGACGAAAAGCTTATGGTCCTGGCGGAAGCCTTTGGGGAAGTCGACAACGCCGGGATCAAGCTGGCGCGTGCCTTCAAGCTGTTCGATTCGGAAGGGGCGGATATGGTCCGGGTCCTGAATCTGGGTGCGGCCGGGATCAAGGGGATGATGGATCAAGCCCGCGCCCTGGGGATTGTCATCGACCAGGACTTTGCGGATAAAGTCGTCGACGCGAACGATGCCCTGGACCGGATGGGACGCCTGTTTGAAGGTCTGCAATTGATGGTCGTTTCCGGCCTGGCCCCGATTTTACAAAACTTCGCTAACGGGTTAATTATGATATTTTCAGCGGTCGAAGTCGCGATCGCGAACCTACCGAAAGTTATGGAAATCGCGATCCTATCCGCCCAACACCAGTACCACAAGATGCGAGCTTGGATGGCGTCCAGTCTGGTCAAGTCGTTCGGATTCGGTGCGCTGGTCCCCGAACCCGTAAGATACAAACTAGATTCCACGGACACGGAACCGGAACCCTTTCCCAATTCCGGGGGGGCCCCGCATCGCGCCGCGATGAAGGAACTGGACGCCAAGATGGACGCGATATTTTTCGACCTGGGGAAACAGATCCAGGACCTTGCGTTCGAACGGATGGATTTGGGAGATGTCTTTAATTTCGGGAACCTGTCGAAATGGAATATCCCGGACCTGTCGGACGACAATCTCCAGGCGCCGGACGGGTCCGGCGGGGGTCGAAAAGGTCGGACCGGACCCCGCGGATCGGGTCCTTTTGGGATCGGGGTCAACGCTCAAAATACGCGGTTTTTAACCGGCGCCTCCGCGTTCTTACATCAAGCGGACCCGGTCGTCGACGCGGCGAAGAAAGCCTCCGCACAGCGGAAACGGAACAACGAAGCCCAATTTAAGCAGATCGAAATCATGGAACGGATCAACGGGACCCTCGAATTAATGCGGGGCGACCAGACCCAGACAGTGACCTTCTAAAATGGCGAACCACCTATCGACAAAAGAATCGGGGACCCGCCGGGAAGCCCGGGATTCGGCGGACGGGTCGGAATCCTACCGGACTTTCACGATCACGTTTGATTCCCAGGCGAACGAAATGGAAGCGCTACTGGCCCCCGGTGTTCCGCGGTATGGGGAAGTCCACCCCCAACAGGGATTCATTCGGGCGCTCGATATCCGGGTCCGATCCAGCGGGGAAGCGGACACCCTCTGGACCGCGGAAGTCCATTATCGATCCCCCGAATTCGTCGACGTCCGATCCTTAAACCCCCTGACCGATCCGCCCATAATTCGCTGGACGACGGTCAATATCCAGGAAGAAATCGATTTGGATGTCGAAGGTTCCCCGATCACAAACACGGTCGGGGAACCGATCGACCCGCCCCCGCAACGGGACTTTGCCGATCTTCAGGTCACGATAATCCGGAACGAATCCAACTGGACCGCGGACGTCGCGATCAATTTCGTCAATAAACTAAACCAAGACGAGATATTCGGTTTCGCCCCGGGGATCGGCCGGATGGTCGGGATCTCAGCGGACCGGGTCTATTTCGATTCCCTGGCCTATTGGGAAGTGACCTACCAGATCGTATTCCGCCGGGGCGGATGGAATAAACGATTCCTGAATGCCGGATATCGGGAAGTCAAGAAACCCGGATCGAACGAAACGAAAGAAATCCTGGACGCCAACGGGGACAAGTACCAGACCCCGACCCCGCTGTCGATCGACGGGGTCGCCCTGGGTCCGAACGACGCGGGACAAGTTTATTTCGTCCAATACCAGGTCTACGAAGCGGTCCCGTTTTTCACCCTCCAACTGGAGTAATAAATTATGGCAGATAAACTATGGGTCGGAACCGATTCCGGCAATGAAGGCGACCTGAACACCGCGGCAAATTGGTCCCCCTCCGGGGTCCCCGGCGCGTCGGATGACGTCTATTTCCGGGACTCCTCCCAGAATGTGACCGCCGGATTCACCTCGATCGCGACGATAAATTCCCTGAATATCGATATGACCTTCACCGGGACCTTTTCGGACTTCTGGGAAGTGACGGTCGCGAACGTCGACATCGGCCAGAATTCCGGATTCGCGACCGCGGCCGGGTCCCAGAAAATCCTTCTGGATGTCAAAACCACCGCGTCGACGATCAACGTCCACAACTCCGGGAACGCGGCCACCGCCGGCGAAGCGGCGGTCCAGATCAAGGGGAACAATTCCGGGAACGTCCTGAACGTGAAAAAGGGATCGGTCGAAGTCGAACCAGACGCCACCGAATCGGGAACTTTTGGAACGGTGAATGTCTCCTGGGTCGACAATCGCGACCTGGACGCCCGGGTCGTCGTCGGGTCGAATGTGACCCTGACCACCTGGAAACAGACCGGCGGGACGAATTTCGTGCGGACCGGGGCAACCACGGTCACGAACCGGGGCGGCCACCTGACCACGGAAGGATCCGGGGCGATTACGACATTAAATTCCGACGCCGGGATCACCGTTTCCAATTCGACCGGGACGATCACGACCGCGAACGTCGAAGGGAAGCTGGACTGCTGTCAATCCATGACCGCCCGAACCATTACGAACCTCAAGCTAAACCCGGGCGGGGTATTCGCCCGGGATCCGTCCGTGGTCACGATCACCACCTGGACCGATCCGGATAAAGCGGTCGTATTCACCGCGAACGCCTGCTAGAGAAGGGGAATCGATGGCCCGGGGATCCTATAATTTCGACCGCCGGACGACCGAACGGATCGCCAAGGCGACCCGGACGGTCGAAAACCTGGTCCGGGTCCGCCCGAAGCGGCGACCGCGGTCCTCCCATGATGTGATCAACGGACCCCGCCGGGCGAAACTCCAGGCGAACGCCACCGGGTCGACCGTCGACGCGAAACTACTGGACGCGGACGGGGCGGAAGTCGCGGACACGATATCCGTCCAACTGTTTACCACCGGGGATTCCACGTTTCCGGTCCTGTCGTCCGGCGACGACATCCCGGTATTTAAGGATCTCAACGGGACCTGGTACGCCTGTTTCGTGATGATCCCCTTCACCGAATGCGCTCCGTAATATGGCCGATGCGATATCCTACAACGACGCGATATTGAAAATCGGGGACGACGCGGCCGGTCACACCGACTGCTGTTGCACGGGACCGACCCCGACCCCGACCCCGACCCCGACCCCGACCCCGACAGTCGCCCCGACGCCCACTCCCACGCCGACCCCGACCCCCTCGATCCTGGGGACCGGCGCCTGTTGCGGGGCTCTCTGTTCCCGGCATATTTTAATGACCTTCACGATATCCGGGACGCATTGGAACTGTGTGACCCAGATCCTTTTAGGGCGGAACTGCGACAACACGACGAACGACTACCAGGAACCCGACTACGACCCTTGCAACGATTACGAATGCGGGTCGCGGGACTGTCTCTGGTCTGGTCTCCAGATCATTTCCGAAGAAGGTTCAAAATGTCCAGGCGCGGGCGCGGGGGATTATGCCATGAATTTCAAAGGCGGCGGCGCCTGCGCGGGCGGTCTGGCAATGTGGGACGCCAGTTTTTCGTCCTGCTGTAAAGCGACCGAAGGGAATTGTGTCAAGGCGGCTTCCTGTTCGACTTCGGACGCCTCCCACACCTATAGCTACGCGATGGAAGTCCTGTGACCTACCAGCACAACCACGACCCGAAACTGTTGGCGATCGTCCACGAACGGAACCTGGCCCGGATCGCCGGGATGGACGAAGCGGAAATCGACCGGAAATTCCCCCGCCCGAAACCGCCGATCGGGACCCGGATCCGGACCCTGGCGAAAGCGGGGGTCCAGGCACTACGTGACATGACCCGCCACCAGGTCAACCCGGTCGCCAAACGGGACACGATCGCGACCCGCAAGGCGATCTGTAATGTCTGCGAACACCACCGCCGCGGGACCTGTCAAAAATGCGGATGCCTGATACCCTTAAAAGTCCACCTGGCCCGGTCGACCTGTCCGGTCGGGCGCTGGATCCCCGACCCGGTCTCCGTCCTGATCCCGGCCCGGAACGAACAATATCTGGAACGGACGATCCAATCGCTATTCGAAACGGCGATCGGCCCGATCGACGTCTGGGTATTCCTGGACGCCTGGGACGACCACCTGGAAGTCCAGGAACGGGTCCTGGCGATGGACAACGACCGGGTCCACTGTGTCGTCAATGACGCCGAACCGAAAGGGATCCGCCACGGGTCGAACGTCCTGGCGGATCTGGCCCAGGGGGTCTATCTGTTCCGGGTCGACGGTCATTGTAACTTCTCGCCCGGCTGGGACGTCCCCCTGAAAAACGCCGCGGATCCCGGGACGGTCGTCGTCCCGGCGATGCGGATCCTGGATGTCGAGACCTGGACCGCCGAACGGGGCGGCGGGAATTTCTATTACATCAATCGGGACTATCGGTACAAGGTTCTCCCGGACGCCAAGACGTCCGCGGACGTCGTCGAAATTATGGCATTCATCGGCGCCGCCTGGTTTTGCCGGCGGGAAACCTGGATGAACTATGGGGGATATGATGAGCAATTCTATCACTGGGGGGAATCGGGGGTCGAATGGTCCCTAAAAACTTGGCTTAATGGCGGGCGCCTGGTCCTGGACCGCCGCGCCTGGTTTGGTCATTATTTCCGGCCCAAATTTCCCTACCACCTGAACGGACACGCGGTCCAGTCGAACCGGACCGCGATCCGCGAGCATTTCCAGGACTTTAAAGGGGAACGATCCCTGGCCTGGCTGGTCAAGAAATTCAAACCCCTCCCGGGATGGCACACAACCAAGAGAAAGACACCGCATGGGACTAAGTGACACAACCCTAAATCTACCGGATGAAGCAAAAATGGCGATTATGTTCCAAAAGGTAACAGAACACGACCATATCTTGAACGGGAACGGCGACGAAGGGATCGCGAAAAAGGTCGTCCGGATCGAAGAAAGACAGGAACAATCCCTGGCGGTCCAGAATCGAATTCTCCGGGCGGTCTGGGCGGTCGCGACCGGCGGCGCTGTCGCGACCGCGGCCTGGATTATCAAGTCGGTCGCGGCCGGATCCGGCCACGCGCCGCCGGTCGTCCCGTAGTATGGGAATTATTCAGGAACAACAGACCGTCCGGGTCGAAATCGATCCCGGACCATCGATACCCGCCCAGGTCGGGGTCGGTCTGACCGTCGCGGTCCTGGCCGGCCTGATCCTATGGGGATTCCGGCGGATCTGGCGTCGTCGTCCGCGGCGATATCGGCGCTCGGATATGATCGACCCGTCGAACCGACCGTGATTCCAGGCGGTCCTGGTAACGACTGGCGACGCACAGACACACCAGACCCCAAAAGATATTGTTAAGAATCACCCAGACCGGACCGGGAAATATGTTTCTTATATGATATATTTCGTCCATTTTTGGCCCTTCAACGCGGTTTTGCGCAGCTACCGTTCGAATTCGTTGTAGAAATTTTGCATTCGATCCGACTATGGGGTATATTGAAAGAAGATAAACCATAGGTGCGCTATGAAATCAATCACGAAAAAAACCAAAGCTGAACAGGACCGCGGATCCTTAGCGCACCTAACGACCCGGAAACCTGTTTAGCTTTTTTTATTGTCTGCAATGACTATAGCAACGAACCCCGGAAAGACCGCCCCGCGGACCTTGGTCAATACCGGTCGGTTTCTGAACCGAACGGCTGGACCGCCTGGATCCATAAGCGGGATAATGAATTGGGCTACCGGTCACACGTAAACGGCTGATTTTCTCCCCGCCCCCGGTGACTGGATGTCCTTCCTGTCACCGGGGGATTTTAGCGAAAGGCCCCGTCGATGGAAATTCTGTACCTGATCGCGATCGCGAATGTGACCGCCGTATTCCTGGCGATATGTTACTGGTTAATACTTCGGAAATTCTGATCCCCTGGCAAGGAAGGACCCCATGAAAATCAAGATAGAAATCGAATATGAACCACGGGACCAGGTCCGCCCGGTCGTAGCGGGCGACCAGCCGCGGGGCGGTCTGGATCCCCTGGTCATCATCGGACAAGGACCCTATGCGACGTTATACACCCAGGACCCCGAACACCCCGGCCGCGTCGTTCGCCGCCGACCGGACGGAACCCTGATAGATCGGAAAATTTAACCGGATTTCATGGACGGAATCTTAGACGACCACGGACGGCCCCTGTTCTGTAAGGTCTATCTCTGGATCTTGCGGGACTATTTCCCGCGCCTGTCACCAGCGGCGCGGGAAATCTATATTATTCTCCTATCGTTCGCCGATTTCAATACCGGAACGTGCTTTCCCTCCTATCGCCTAATCACCCGCCGATTCAAGAAATCCTCTAAAACCATTGGGAAGGGACTGAGAGAATTAGAAGACCGGGGACTGATCCAGTCCAACCAGTACAGCCGCCGATCGGCCCCGGTCTATCAGTTGGCCGAACACCCCGAACAGGCGACCGCCTGGTCCGGCGGGGGAACGACAGACGACGGGATCCCCCCGGGATTTAACCTCTCCCTGTCCCGCCGAAAGAAACTCCCGATAGACCCGCCGGACCAGGATTTTCTGTTCCAGGACGAATCGACCGGATCCGCGGCCTACGCGGAAGCGGATCGACTCCTGAAGGTATGCGAAGTGAATAAACGGGTCGCCCTGGACCTTTTGACAAAACACCAACCGGAAAACGTCGTCGAAGCGGCCCGAAACGCCCTGGCGGAACAAGTGATGCGGAAAGCGCGCGGGGTCCGGAACTTCAACCCCGCCGGCTATCTGATCCGGACCCTGACCCACGCGACCGGCCCGGTCCGAAAGTCTAAAACCCGAAACCAACTGGAAACACACTATGAACGAACCCGATCCCCTGAAAGTCCAGCCGCGGCGGTGTCCGATCTGTCGCGGGACGAATGAAATCGGAATCGGCCACGCGGTCGGGATATGCCCGGTCTGTCGACGCGGTCTGGTCAAGGAATCCCAGAAGGATTACCGGAAACGGTTCGACGATGCCGGGGGGGTACGCTGGAGAAATCACTAATGGCGGAATTCACAAAAAAACAGATGGAATATATAGACTCCATCGACGTGGAAGCCCACATGTCCGCGGTCCAGGCGATCGGGGACCTGGACCGGGAACTGGACCAAGCGAAACAGGTCATCGCCGCGGCGGTCGACCTACTCATAACATATGGCCAGGTTAATGATTCGTTGTATCGCTCTGAGAATTGCCTGATTAAGCCGAAAGCGATGGGGAAATATCAGCAAGTGATCCAGGACGCGGGATTGTTTATTGTAGAAAAGGGGGATGATTCTTGATCATGGCAACAGACCCAAAACGAGAATTCTTGATACAGTACCGCGATCTTTGCTGTCGATTCGGCTGGACCTTAAACGGCGGGACCCTGGAACCCCTGACCGGTAAACATAAAACGTATTATTTCACCCGGCCGAATCCCGACGCCGGACCCCAACTCTGGACCTTGTCATGTCGCGACCCCGATTCGAAACAGTAAAAAAGGGATTTACGCGAGACTGCGCTTTTTGCCGGAAAAAGGTCCATAAATTCGTCCGGATCTCACCCGACCGGGGACGCCCGATCCGGATCTGTTCAAACTGCTATAAGTCCCTGAACCTGACGAATCCCCGGAAGGAATAGAATATGGATTTATTGAATAAATTTCTGAAACTGGCGGACCATAATCGCGGGGCCGTGATCGCCTTAATTATCACGATCTGCCTTAACACCTGGCTGTTCGGAATGGCGTCCCGGACCGGTTCCCTAATCCATGAAAATCGGCAAGTGACCCGGGTCGAAATGGAAGGGGAAATCGGGATCGCCCAGGCGGAACTGAACGCCCGGATCGAATCCTTCAACGCCAAGGTCGCCGCGGCGGTCTCCGACCTGGACGAACAGGATCGGATCAAAGCGGAAATTGTCGAAATCGTCGGGGGTCTCGCGACCACGATCGCCGGCGGTGGATTCGAACCGACCCAGATCGTCGCCACGATTCTTGGAATTTCTGGCGTCCTGGGACTAGGCGGGGCGGTCGTCGACAACCGCCGCAAAGACAAGATTATTAAGAACGGACACGGAACCAAGTGACCAATTGATCCGGGGATGTTCCCCGGGGTTTTGCAAGCGGGGCGGTCGGTTGACTCAGAACCGACCGCCTATTTCGTAAAGGATTGACCGATGAAAGAAATCGAAATCGTCCCAGGACAGGACCCGTCGAAAATCATTTCGGCGAATCTGCACTGTAATAATTTTATTATTAAGGAAGGGAACTACCCGTCCCTGTCGACCCAACGGGAAGACCTGACGATCGAAGGGGATGGGCAAGTGGTTGTTTCGCTAGGGTTCGCCGCGACGGACTGGACGAAAGAAGGGGATTATTTTAAGCGGATCACCCGGGAAAAACTTGTCGACCATCATATGTTCGGGGTCGTCGAATTCGGGGGGGAAGCCTATTCCCGCGTCGAAGACTTCGACCACCTGGGTTTCGCGACCCGGCTGTTCTACGTCGACCCGGAAACAAACGAAGTCTATATAAACCCAGAAGGGGATCCGGGTCAACTCCTGCTGGTGGACTGGAAGGACGCGGTCGTCGTCGGTCGCCGTTCGGTCCTGGTCAACCTGTCGATCTGTCACGGGGTCGAAGGGGTCGAACTAAGACACGCGGATCACGTTTCCCTGTTCAACTGCCGGATCCATAGTATCACGACCCAGGGGATCCTGGGGGGACGGGAAGCGCCGGGTCTGACTGTTATGAATTGTGCGTTTCGCAATATCGGGAAACGCTACGAATTACACCAGGGGGAGATCCGGGAAAACAATAAAGACCACGCAATTTATTATTACGGGGACGACGGCTATATCGCGGCGAACAGTATGATCGGAATCGCGGAACACCAAGTCCGGCATAGATACGAACTGCATATATGGGGATCCAATGTCTATTCGTCCGGGGTCACGATTGCGGATAACGATATCGAAGGGACGGTTATGATCGCGGGGGGACCCCATCGATTCCTGAACAACACGATCCGTTGCGATCTTTCTGATCCCGTTCGCTATTGGGACGGAGCGATCGTACTGGATGATGGAGGTCGACGCGGTCCGGCTGAACGGAAGCTAAACTCCGCCAATTCCGGGACTTTGTCGCCAGGTCCGGGAATCCGATGGCTTGCGGGTCCTTCCTGATAATCGCAGAAATGCGATCGCTAGACGGCGCGCAAGCGATAGATTGTCACGCTGTTTTTCCCAGGGGTCGCAAGTTATTTAAACGCAAGGACTTA